ACCACGGCGGTGGTGTCCACCGTCTGCTTGGCCTTGCCGGCTACGATCGCCAGCTTGTCGCTGACGGTCATCGCCTTGGGCTTGGCCGTGGCGATCTCGCGAATGCCGGCGTTGATGTAGCGCAGGCGATCGTCAGCCGGCCAAGTCTCCTTGTCCGGGTCGTTCAGGTCCGCCAGCATGTCGTCAACGTCTTGGCCGGTCATGGTCGCCTCAGTAGAACTGCCCACGCACGCGCGGGCGCTTGTTGGTGTTGGCCCTCCACATCTTCGATGCGGCCTGAGCGATTGCCTTGTCGAACTCGTTGCCCTTGTCGGTCGACAAGCCTGCGTTCGCCCACGGGGCCTTGTTGATCTTCAGCAGCGTTTGCAGCGCGCCCGTCGCGATGGCCTTGCGAAAGCGGTCGCCGATGATGTCCGGCACGCCCGTGGCGTCTTCGGAGGGGCACAAGATGGCCGCGAGCACGAGCACCTGTCCTTCGCCCGGCGTGGGCATGACGGTGGCCGTCACAAGATCCTGGGACAGCACCCGGCGCCGGCCACTCGTGCCCTGCTGGCGCTGTCCTGCGGTGGTGCCGTCGGCCACCTCGAGGTCGATGTCGTCGCCATCCAGGGTGGCTCCAATGAGCTCCACGCCCTGGGCCTGATCGGGCCACGAGATGTCGTAGTCGGCACGGCCATCTCGCGTGATGATGCGGTCAAGGTCTTGCCGCCACACGCGAGCGCGCGTGCAAAAGTCGATGGCGGCACGCAACAGGTGCCGCTCGACGGTGGGTTCAGGACACCCGAGGACATCGGGCAGCACGTCAGGAAAGAACACGTCCCAGGTGCGCATAGACCTCCTCGGGGAAGCGGGCGCTGTGGCCCGCAGTGATTACGCCGGGGCGCCGCCCAGCATGTTGAAGATGGCCCGGCGCAGGTTGTCGCCCGTGACCGAGTCGGGGAAGGGCTCCAGCCCCGTGTCCTTGGCGAAGGCGCGCAGCTCGGTGTCGTCCAGCGTGTCCAGCACGAGGTATTCCTTGTCCTGTCCTTCGCCTGACTCCAACACGAACGTGCCGGCGGGGCGCTTCGGGATGTCCTCGGAACCGGGTGCGGGCTTCTCGGGCACGTTGTCGCCATTCTTGTAGACGATGTACGCCTCGGGGATCTCCACCACGAGGCGGTGCAGCGCTTCCTTCGTCATCACAAGGCCGACGATGTGGCCTTCCTCGTTCGACTTGAACTTGATCTTCTCGCCGCAGGCCACAACCTCGACGGCCTTTTCGACCTCGCCCACGCCACCGGGGCCGATCACCATGTGCGGCAGGCGTCGGTAGGCATGCACCCAGGTGCCCTCGGGGGCCTGGTCGGTGGAACCCGCAGCCGATGCAGCGGCGCGAGCGGTCGGGGTCTTCGTCGTGGCCATGTGAGCCTCCTCGGGTGGTGTTGATTGGTCCCGATGTGAAAAAGGGCTGCGTGGTGTTCGCAGCCCTTTCCCGTGTCAGGGCACGGCTGAGTTTATGCGTCGCTCAGCTTGAGGACAAGCATGCCGGTCTTGCCGGTCACATACGTCGCTGCGGCGGCGGTGAACAGCAGGCCGATGGCGCGGATGTTCGAGGGATCCTCGAGGAACGCGTTGGCGTTGTCCGCACGTTGCAGCGCGCCGTTCTGCGCGATCGTGATGCCCGACTTGTAGGTCGTGGTCAGGGCCGTGGGAGCCGTCAGCGAGTTCAGCGAACCCAGGCTGAAGGCGATCGTCGGCGTGCCGTTGCTGTCGCAGTCGTCCGTCATGATGTACCAGTCGACGATCTTCACGCCAGCCGGGATCTTGATCAACTGCAGGATGTCGCCGTTCGCCACGTTGGCCGTGGGCATGTTGAACGGGATCGGCACCTCGATGCAGTCGCTTTCGACCGGCTGCACGCGGATCGGGTACTTGCCCGTGTACGCGTCGGTGGTGGACACCAGCGATGCGATGGCCGCGCCCGAGCCGGCGAACGGCGAGAGCAGGAAGCCGACGGCGAGGCCGGCACCGCGGCACACGTCCGCAGCGGCATCGCGCGCGGCGGTGACGGTCTTGGTAGCGGCTTCGGCGACGGCCGAGCCGAGGGCCATCGCCGCGACAGCGAGAGCCAGGATGGCAGAGCGGAGGGATTTCATGGGTTTCTCCTGTGGTTGCTGGGCGGGTTGGGCTCCTGCGACAGGACGGGGCCGAAGCCCCGTCACGGTCTTAGGTCGGGTCGACGCAGTACGTGTCCATCGCGAACACGCCGAAGTCGCGCACCACGCTGCCGTCCTTGGACTTGTACGTGGCCTTCTTGATGCCCATGATGGCGTACGAGCCGATCGCCACCTGGTTGTCGTGGTCCTTGGTCACCTCGGTCCACTTGTAGCGGGTGCCGCCGCCGTTGTCGCCGTAGGCGATCACGCCGGCTTGCGAGCCCAGGAACAGCGCACGCGCTGCCGGCAGGTTCGCGCTCGCGCCGTAGTCGCTGAAGCGGATCACGTTGCGGTGCTTGAACAGCGCCACGCCGTTGTACTCGCCCAGGGTGCCCTTGAAGATCGGGTTGCCCTGACCCTGCGCGGCAGCCGCGGCCTTCTGGATGTCCAGCCACTGGCCCGTCGACGTGGTCGACTTCAGCGCGTCGAACTGGAAGGTGTGCATCACGCACACGTACGTCTCGGCGCCATCCACGTTGCACTTGACCATGGACAGTTCATCCGAGCCGTCGGCGCCCAGCGTTTCGGCCTTGGCCACCGCACGGTCGATCAGGCGCAGCGCCATGCCGTCCGAAGTCGTCACCGACGCCTTGGACGTGCTCGTGCCGCCCCACATCTGGTGCACCGAGTCCGGGGCCGACAACGCGTTCACGTTGTAGATCGGGTTGGTGGCCGACACCAGCTTGGTGGACAGGCCAGCGCCGACGGTGCCGGACAGGTAGATGAAATACAGCTCGTCGAGCAGACGAACCCACCAGTCCTTCATCAGACGGCGCGCTTCCTTGCGCAGATTGCGCAGCGTGCGCTTCTGCGTCATGCGTCCACCCGCGTTCACACCGCCGCGCACCTGGTCGATGCGCATCTTGTCGGTGTAGTACTTCATGTCCTGCTCGTGGCCGTCCAGGGACGCATCGCCGATGCGTGGCTCCATGGACATGGGCATGAGCAGGTCGAAAGTGACTTCGTCGCCGGCACCCGTCTCAAGGTCGTCGATTTGTTGGATGGGCGTGCGCGATTCGGGGCCCATGCCCACGAAACGCGTGGTGAACCAGCTTTCCTTGCTGATGGAAACGGCCATCGACGTGGCCCATTTCTTGACCGCTTGCGGGTCGTTGACGCCAATCAGAGTCGTCATGAGGCTGCTCCTGTCAGGTTGACGAGCAGCCTCTTGCGCTCTGGGGTCCACCGCGGCCCTATGCCGGCGGCTTCTTCGGTGGCTTGTCCACCTTCACATCTTGATCAAGGCGGAACTTCACGGTGCATCGCTTGCGGTCAACACCATCCACCACGATCACGATGCGCCGATTGTCAATTGAAAGCTCATCCCCGACACGCATGGTGCGCGTGAGGGATGTCTTTTGTTGCGCGTCGGCTACAGGCATTTCAGCGATCGAGGTAGCGCTCTTGCTGCTCGGGCGTGAGCTTGGCCACGGCCTTTTCCAGCTCGATGCCGCTCAGGCTGTCCAAGTGCGCGAACTCGCCCTGCGCGATCGACGAGTCGGCTGCGGGCGGCGCGCCGCGTGTGGTCGGCGGGATCGTGTTCAGGTTCGGCGCGGGCCGTGGCGTGGGCGCAGGCGTGGGTGCCGGTGCAGCCGGTCCAGGTGCGGGCGCGGGCGGCGGCGCATCGAACTTGATGCCGTACTTCGCGCCGACTTCCTTGTGCGCCTGCTCCAGCGCCCAGCGGTCCCAGTCGGTGGGCGTCTTGCCGGGCAGCATGTACGGCGCGGCGCGTGCGAAGCGCGTGGTCGCCGCATCGAGCTCCTGCAGCTTCGCCGTGTCGGCCAGGTAATCCACACCGAGTTCCTTGGCCGTCCTCAGCGAGGCTTGCACCATCGCCGTGAACGCCTGCTCGTACGTGCTGGCGTGGACCTGCTGCGCGGCGGCATCGGCCGCGACGGCGCTGTCCACGCGCGCGATCGTCTCGCGCAGCGGCGCGCGCTGGGCGCGGTACTCCTCGAGCTGGATGGCGCCTTCCTCGTACTTCGCCTCGAGTTCGTCGAGCTTTTTCTGCGCATCGGTGCGCTGCGTCTCCATCTCCTTGGTCACGCGCGGCTTGGGCGGCGGCGGCACGACCACCTTGGGCAGCGCCAGCGGGTTCGATTCGCTGCGCACGGCGTGCCACTGCTGCGCGGGTGCAGGCGCGGGCGTCTCGGCCGGCGCAGGAGTGGGTGCGGGCGGGGCGGGCGTTTCGGCAGGGGCCGGTGCCGGTGCGGAAGGCGCAGGGGATGCACCCGGTGCAGGGGCTGGCGTGGGTGCCGGGCTCGGCGCAGGAGTGGGTGCCGGCGAGGCTGCGGGCGGCTGCGTGGGCGCAGGGGCCGGTGCCGCGGGTGCTGGCGCTGCGGCCGGCGCGTTGGCCTTCTCGGCGCTCAGGCGCTGCAACTCGTTCCACGGCGTGTCCTCGTGCTCCACGTCGGACATGAGCGCCTTCTGCTCCTCGGGAGGCAGCTTGGCGAACTCGGCGCGCGACAAGCCCTCTTCGGCGAGCATCGCCTCGGACGGTTCCACAACGGGCGCCGGGCCGTCGTCAGCGGCAGGCGCTGCGGCCGGGGCTTGCGCGGGCGGCTGCGCTTCGCCGCCGCCTTCGGCTCCGGGGTTGTCGTTCATCAGGCCGCGGCGGGCCAGCAGGAATTTCAGCAGTTCGGGCATCTTGCCCCTCCTCTATGGTTGCGTGGGAACCGCCTGGGCGGCGGGTGGCGAAGCCGGTGCCGGCACTGCACCGGGTGCAGTGTTGGTCGGCGCAGGCAATGCGGGTTGTGCCGGCGGCGTGTTCGCGTCCTCGAAGCCGGCCGAGCCGGCGATCTGGTCGGCAGCGGGTGCCACACCTGGCGCGACAGCCACTTGCACCGCGCCCTGAATCGCGAAGAGCAGGCCCTGCAGCTTCTTCATCACGGCATCGGCGTTGCTGTTGGTGATCTTGGCCCGGATTTCGTCGAGCTTGGCCTGCGCCGTCTCCATGGTGATCTGGTTCATGGCCTGCTGCTGCGCCATGTTCTGCTGGTCCTGCGCTTGCTCCTCTGGCGTGGGCGGCTTGCTCGGATCGCGCTGGCCCGTGAGCTTGCGGATGCGCGCGACCCATTCCTCCTTGCCGGGGATGTCGGCGTTCTCCACCGCGAGGTCCAAAAGGTTCAGCGTCACCTGGGGCGCGAACTGCGCGAGCTGGCCAAGCAGCTCGAACATCGCATCCATCGCGGCCATCGTGAGCGTGGCGCGGTAGTCCTGCTGGTCCACGATGAAGTCCGCCTGGTCGGCCGTGATGTCGTTCAGGTACTGGCCCGTGCGCGGATCGTACTTGTTGACCGTCACCCACTCGGCCGGGCGCATGCCCTGCGGGTCCAGACGGAAGGTCCACGGCTGGTTGCAGAACTGCTCGATGTTGGCCATGCGGCGCTGCCCCGCCATCTTGAACGCGAGGTAGTAGTTGTCGAACAGCTCGAACGTCACCATCGAGCCTTGTTCCTGCCGCGCGATGATGGCCTTGCCACTGGTGGCGTTCGTGTCGTGGCCCAGGTTCTCGCCGGTCACGCCGCCCGAGTTGCGGATGTGCTCCACGTCCATCTGGGCCATCTCCATGTTGCCCTGGACTTGCTGCGCGTTGAACGCCGACTCGATCGACACTGTGTTGGGGTCACCATCCACTTCGATCATCGCGTCGACGCGGGCGATCTCCTCGCGCGCCAACTCGGGATCTTCGAACACGCCTTTCTTGTACTTTGTGCGCGTGGCGCTTAGGGCATACAGCGCCTTTGAGCGGCGCTTGTTCAGGTCGTCCTGCGGGTCGCGCATGCCGCGCATCGCGCCGTACGTGTGGCCGTCGCGGTCACGCCGGTAGCCCCACACGGGGATGAACGGGAACTGCCCGTGGTTGTAGGGCGACGGGCCATCCCAGCCGGGCAGGTACTTCGTGCCCACCATGCAGCGCATGCGCATCTTCACGGCCTCGTACGTGGGCCAGCGGTCGTTCAGCAGTTGCTGGTGCCGCGGGTCGGCCGTGTTGACCACCTTGCGGTACAGCGGGCCATCAGCGAACACGTTCACGCACTCGGGCACGCGATACCACGTCTCGATGATCTCCACGCTGTTGCGCCGGCCGTTGTCGAACAGGCTGGCCCCGGCACGGCGCACGCGCCACTCGTCGCCCCACAGCCCATCTCCGATGTGCGTGTCGTGCGCGTGGGCGCTCGTGAGCTTTTGCCCCAGGTACCACACGTCATCGGCCTCGTCGTCTTCCATCGCCCAGCGCCCGGCGATCGCGATGAGGTGCTGCGTAATGATCGGCAGCAGGCACACCGCATAGTCAAGATCCAGGATCTTGCGGCGGTGGATGTAGCGCCAGTCTTGCTGATCGAACTCGCGCCCGCGGCTGTCGCGCATCATGCGCCGCCAGTCTTCCGAGCCCGAGTAGATCAACTCGCGCTCGGGGTCGGTGGTCAGCGCCTCCTCGAGCCAGCCCAGGCCACTCGTGGCGCACTGCTTGAAGGCGCGCGAGCGGTGCCAGGGCGCGAGGTTCACGTCGTCGATGTACTTGAAGACCTTGGTCTTTGTCTCGGCCATCGCCTCGCCCTGCGGCGAGCGCGGGCGAATCTTGTAGTCCTTGCGCAGCTTGCGCTCGGTGCCGCACAGCCAGTCGATCGCGCCGCGCGCCTCGTTGAACACGAGCGGCGCTTGTCCGCGATTGAGCAGGACACGCGCCTCCTCGGGCTTCCACTGCTGGTGGTGGTAGTAGTCGTCGTCGATCTGCGCCTGCTCGCGCTCTTCGCGCTGGCGCTCTCCCTCTTCATCCAGCGATGCCATCAGGATCGCATGGCGCCGGCGAGCCTCTTCGTCGATTTTCCGGTCGGGACGAGTGGGCTGCGGCACGCGGAACAGTTCGACCTTGTCCGAGGGCTCGGGCGGCTCGTTGGGCCGGCGGATTTCGGGGTCGCGCGGCACCAGCATGTTGCCGTCGCCATCGCGGTCGAAGTCCGCGCCGCCGTTCTCGTCGCCATCCATGTCGTTGCCGCCCGCCGAGCCTTCGGTGATAGGCAATGCGGCTTGAACGCCGGGACTGCCGGGCGGCTGCGGCGTGCGGTCCGCGTCGAGTTCAGCCTGCGTTGCGTACGGCTGTCGTGGCTGGAACATGGTGGTTCTCCGTTACGGGGAATCGGCCCGTTGGGGCCATGAGCGGTCGGCTCTTGCCATGCTCGATGTGGTTGATGCGGTTGAACTCGCTGAGCGCGTGGGTTGGTGTGAAGCCATGTCCCCACAGAAGGCCGGGCACGCCACGGCATACCCACAGCCGGCCGTCGCGCACGATGTGCGGGCACTCGGCCGGGATGTGGCGAGCGAGCGTTCGGTTCTTCACCGCTAACGCGAAATACAGCGGCCCTGGTTCAATCCAGGGATACCACGCGTGGATGTGCGTGAGGTTCACAGCACTTCCTCGCGAAGCACCTTGCCGTTCATGGTCGCGCGCATCTCGATGCCCATCACGGCCTTCTTGACGATCACGTCACTGTTCTCGGGCGGCTCGGACGGCATCAGGATCAGGTCCGGCAGGCCCTCGATGATGATGTCCACCATGGCCTTCCATGCGGCCTTGTCGCGCACGTCGTATCCTAGGCCCTCGAGCGCGGCGGCGGCGCTGGTGAACAGGTGCGCCGTGGGATTGCCCTTGTTGTCGCCGAAAAGGAACGCCTGCGGCTGCGGGATTACGTACGGCACCGACTCCATCGAGCTGGGCCGGAACAGGCACATGCACGCCACAGCGGCGTGGTCGGGCGTGTCCTCGAAGCCCCACTTGCGCAGGTCGATCCACTGGAAAGAACAGTGCACGCCCTTGATGACGCGCGTCTTCCACGCGTTCGCACCGCCCAATTGCACGAAAGGCCGCGCGGTGGGCCCAAGAATCGACGACTCGCTCATGCGGTCCTCCAGTTTGATTTCCTCTGGCGCGCCACGGTGGCGCGCGTCCCCTTGAAGCCCTGGGCGTACTGCATGATCGCGTCAGCGGCGTTGCTGTTGTCGTCGTGCCGCGGCTGCTCGCCCCAGGTCTGCAAGCGCTCGTTCCATTCCTTCTTGTAATTCTGTAGCCGTTTCAGCCCTACGGCGCAATTCCTCTCGTCGAACCAGCACTGCGGGAACTGCTCGCGCATCATGTCGATGGCGATGGTCTTGTGCGTGATGCGAGGAACGATGTGGATCGGCCGCACGCTCATGCGCCGCAGCATGTCCTCGTACGTCTCGGGCTTTTCCAGCGTCGGCCGGCGGGCCGCGCCATCGTGCGGCAGGTAGTGGCCACCGTACACGTAGCCGAACTCCTGCATCTTGTGGACATAGTGCGACACCCCTTCGCCCGAGTTCTCGTAGTAGCGGATGAAGCGGTGCTGCATGCCGATCGCCTGCATGAACCAGATGGCTTGCAGGTCGTTCAGGCCCAGGTCCCAGAACGTGTAGACGGGGTAGCCCGTGAGGAACGGCACCGTCGTGATGCGACCATCGCGGCGCGCCATGGTCAGTTGCTTGGCGAAGTAGCTGCCTTCGGTGCTCACCTTGAATGCCTCCTCGGGATACGACGGGTACTCGCGCCACATCGTCTCGTCGTCGCCTGAGAACTCCACCTCTTTCGTGGCGATGTACCAAGCGCGCTGTTCGATGTCCAGCGTCATGCCGTACATCGCTTCGATCTCCTCGAAGTACGCCTGGTACTCGGGCGTGAAGTTCACGCCAGCCGGGCTCATGCGGTACTTCGGCTCCTGCCACCACGCGTAGAAGTGGAAGCGGAAGTCCTTGGGCGACAGCTCGCGGCCCAGGTCGGCCAGTTCCTGCGCCTGCTGGGTCTTCTTGTAGAAGTCGCCGTCCTGTCCCTCGGCGGTCGATTCAATGACGGTGATGCCCGTGATCGGCACCGCCGGCAGCGAGCCGGTCATGACCTCGCGGGCCTTGTGCGGGTACAGCGCGCAAATCTTTCCGTACTCCGACACGTGCAACCGGTGGATCGTTCCCGAGCGCATTGACGTGGCCACGCGAATGCTGCTGTTGTTGCTGAACAGGATTTCGCTGGCGTTGTTGGCCACCACACGAATGGAGTTCTTCAGCGCCTCGGGCAGATGCTCGTAGGCGAACTTGACCTTGTCTCGGAAAATGTTCGCAGCGCTGTCGCGGTCGTGCGCGATGATGCCGCAGCGCTGGTTGGCGTTGAACAGCGCGTGATCCAGCCACAGGATGCACACCAGCGTCGTCATGCCGAGCTGGCGGGCCTTGAGAATCAGGTTGCGGTGCCACAGGCGCGCGATGAAGCGCCGCTGCGCGCGGTTCGGCTTGAAGTTGAGGATCGTGCCCTCGTCGTCGTCATCGCCTTTCACCAGAATCTTGTAGAGGCCCGAGCAGATACGCCACATCGGGTCGGCCAAGCACCGGGCGAGCTCGTCCTTGTCCACCGGCAGGGCGATGTCCGTGCTCAGGTCGATCGGCGGCTTCACGGTCATGCGCCGACGGCCTCCCAAATGAGCTGCGCGAGCGGCTTGCCGTGGCCCAGCCGGCGGCGCGTGCGTGGTGCCCATGTCCAGTCCAGCACCGCACGCGCGATGTTCGGAATCGGCTCGCCCGGGGCCATCACGCGGCAGTGCAGCGTCTTACCTGTGACGGTCCACACCCAGTAGCGCCGACCGCTGGGCATGCGCAGCACGGTGCCGGCATCGGGCACTTGGCCGAACGCCACGCGCAGCTTGACCTTGTCGCCGGGCTGCTTCATGCGCGTGCATTCAGGTAGCGGCAACCACGCGGATCAGCAGCGGTGTAGGCGCACACGCATCCTCGTGGGTTGCTGCATTGCGCCTGCTTTGGCAGCGCGTGCGTGGCGTTTCGCACTTCGAGGCTCTTCACTTGGTCAAGGCACCGCTCGAGCGCATCGCGGTCGCGCCAGTCGTAGGCGTTGCGGATGTCCTGTGCCAAGCTCACGGCTTCACGCCCCACAGTGCCAAGCGCTCGTCCAGTGCGTACAGGTAGCCGGCCATCGACACTTCCTGAGAGGTCAGCGCGTGCTGTTCGGCGATTGCTAGGCCTGCAAAGCGCGCCGATTCCGTGAACGCGCGCAGCTTCTCAAGCCGCTCATTCAGCTCACGGCGTTCTTCGACCACGCGCTGTTGGTACGGTTGCAGTTCGTTCATCGGTTGACCTCTTGCAGCCTTTCGGCGAGCGTCTTCTTGCGCGGCGGGCGATCACGCTCCTGCCACCATGCGTATACGCACCCGGCCACCATCAGGGCAGCCCATGCGACAGGAATCCACATGTACCACTTCATCTCTCGTACCTCCATGCGTGCGAACGTTGCCGTGACGCCCAGGCCAATCGCACGCTCGATCGCCTGCGCGAGTGCGCGGTGCCGGTCGTTGGGGTCGGGCCGCTGCGACATCAGACGACGGGCTTCCACACCTTGCGAATCTGCACGGTGTGGCTGCGCAGTTGGTCGCGCGGATCGGGCAGCGGCCTTTGCTCCTCGGGATGGTTGAACGGCAGCAGGTCGTGCCAGCCGAGCAGCTCGTGCGCGCAGTCATCCAGAAACTGGATGCGACCACCTTGCACGTACGAGTGGCACCAGGTGATCTGCGGATACGTCTTGCCCTCGTCGTCAGTCCACTGCGGCGTGTAGACGTGCACCGACGGCGCGAACGTGGGCGCTTGCACATCACCGTTGAATTCCCAGCACGGGCGCGGCTTCGAGCCGAGTTGAACGCACACGGCGTGCATGTGCTTGCAGCCCTGGCAGCGGAACCACAGCACGCGCGCGCCGTCCTCGGTGGACTCACGCAGCAGGCGCGACACGGGCCGGCTCATGGTGCACCCACGGAAGGCGACGGGTCTTCGCGGTCGAACGGGTCTTCCTCGATCCACTGGAACGCGCGGAAGGGCCACCAGCGCTGAGCACCGAACCACGCTTTGAGCAGCACCGCACCGCGGTCGACGGCAACCACCTGAGCATCACGTAGGTCGTTCCACTGTGACTGCAGGTTCGTCAGGTCGGGCGTGCGATGCGCCCACTGGAAGCGCACCGTCTTGCCTTCGAGCGCGTCTAGGTCCGGTCCGCTCTTGCCTCGGGTGAGCACGCCGTGCCGGTTCATGTACGCGACGGCCCGTCGGCGCTCGGCTTCGGTCGGCTTGCAGTCGCGCGCCATGATCGTGTTGGCGAGCATGCACAGCTCGCACGAGCACAGCGGATGGTGGGTAGGGACGTAGCGCGTCATCGTCATGGCTTTCTCCGGTATTCGATGCACTCTGTGCTGGTCATGGGCTGCAGGATCGTTACCTTCCCGACCTGCATTGGGAATAAGGTTGTGGTCACTTCGCTGCGGCTGCACTCCCACTGCGACTTGCGAAGCATGAATGTTCTGTCCGAATGCGCCATGTCGTACGTCGCGCTGAATAGGACCATCACGAGTCCCACCACGCAGGGCACGCCAATGCCGAGTAGCACCAATTCCTCAACGCTCAAATGCGGCAGCTTCATGACGCTTCGCCAGCAGCCATGTCCCAGGGCTCGGCACCGAACGGCGTTCGGCGGATCGACGCGAGCTCACGCGGTCGCATGTTGATCGCCTCAAGCGCGGCGCGGTCGTCCTCGTCCCGCACCTGTTCCATGCACCACGCACGCACTGCCTCGCCAAGCGCTGACAGCCCGCACATGCGCGGTTCTGTGCTCATGTCGCCATCGGCTGAGCCCATGTCGATGCGCACGACCACAGAGCCGGGCTCAGATCGCAGGAATCGCTCAAGCCAGTCGTCCGCATTGATCTCCTCGCCCATGCTGCCCGGCGGGCCGGCGGTGAGCGTGGCGCGCGCGCCATTGCGATCCTGCAGCGCTTCGCGAATCACGCCGATGTCGCCGACCACATTGCCATAGCCCGCCTGCGTGAGCCGGTAAATGGTGCCGTAGTGCGTGTGAAAGTCGCCTGTCGCGGCCACGGTCTGCCCGGCGCGCAGGTCGAACATCAGCGCGTGGTGCGTATCGCCGTTCAGGAAGCCGAGCTCGCCCTGATACAGCGGTGTGCCCGCCGCCTTCACCGGCTTGCCCAGCTCGGCGAGCCAATCCACCTCGGGATGCACGAAGGCGACGTAGCCGTCTGCGCGCGCCTGCGCCCACTCGTTGTCGCTCTGGATCTCGGCCGCGCGTTTCGCGGGCGTGGGCTGAAGGCAAGCGCACGAGCGCAGGGGATGTCGGCAGTAGGCGCAATTCATGGGAGTCCTTTCGCTTCTTGCGTGGTGGTGGGTTTGCTGCGCGCGGCCAGGTACGCCAGCACGCGCGGCTTGTGCGGCACGGGCATCGTGTTGCCGCTCGCGGCCTTACAGAACTCGTTGGGCTGCGCGTTGCACCGGGTGCACACCAGCCGCTGCACGGCCTCGCGCACGGGCCCGCTGTAGTAGCTGCCGTTGCCGAATCTCATTTGGCCTTCCTCCACCAGTTCTTGGCCGGCTTGGACGCTGCCGGCTTGGGCTGAGCGTCCTGAACGTCGGCCGCTGCGCGCCGCTGCACCTCGGGGTCGTGCGCGATCACCGGCAGCACCGAGCCAGCGCCGTGCCGCCCACGGATTTCGTCCAGCAGCTTCTGCAGGGGGTCGTATGTCATCGGCCCAGGCAACTTGTCCGACCACAGGCCCATGTGCTCGCCCAGCAGCTTCAGCGCCGGCATCGGGTCGCGCACGATCACCATCATGTTGCCGTTCTTGTCGTACTTCACACCGCCAAAGAGGGCCAGCGCGCCAGGACTGAGGTTCTGCTGGTCCTTCACGATCGACCGCGGCAGGCCATCGCCGTGGCACTCGGGGCACTCAGGATTCGGTGGCCGGTTGGGCGTGTAGCCCACGCCGCCTTTCTCCGGGCATTTGGACGGCACGAAGTCGTCGCCCTCGGCCTTGGCGCGCTTCTTCTCGGCGTGCACGTGGTCGTGAAG